ACAGTTTCTCCTGATAGGAATCAGGAACCAAAAGGTCGGAAACATCATGGATGGATCCATCCGGATAGGTAAGCTTTATGGTAAGCAGCTCATAGGTCATTGGTTGCGATCTCCTATCTTGACTCCGGCCATCTCCAACTTCTTGTAGAGATCCTCAACACCCCAGATGCCGCCGTTTATGATTACCGTAGAGCCGGCTGTAGGGCTTCCGGAAGAACCAAGCGGGGTGATGCGTACATGCTCACGACCAGATCGGTTGTCTCCCAGCATGGCCAACATGGGGCCGTTGGTAACAAAGTCGCCTCCGGATGCAAATTTGGGAACCGTACTCAAATCAACACCAAGCTCCTGGAGTTGGCTGATGATCGAGCGCAGCTCATCGGCTGTAGCTGTATTTACCTGGGCGGCCAGGGCAGCGATACGGTCAGATTGCGATTCCAGGTTCTCATCCTTGTCCGACCAGAATTTATCCCATCCGGACATGGAGGAGAGCTTTGCATCGATTTCTGTCAGCTTCGTCCTGGTCGCATCCAGTACATCGGACTGGGCATCGCCGAAGGTCCGCTGACCCTTGATCTCGGTAACACCGGCAAGATAATCCTCGACGCTGATCAGGTTCCGATCAAGCTGGCGCCTGAGAAGGTCAACCTCTACATCAAGCTGCTCCTGCAGTTGTTCGTTCAGTTTCTCCCGGACCTTTACCTCCTCATCAAGGGATGCCATGATGGAGGAATCAATTCCGGATCCGGAGCTGCTGAAGAAACCGGCACCAATGCCAGCGACGCCACCCAGGGCGAACAGGCCGATCGCTGCAGGTATCCCCGCCACACCAAGCTCGACGATCATGCGCAGGCCGGCTGCGATGGCCATGGAGGAGATCTGTCCGAGGATATCACTGGCGAATGCCTGCAATCCATCACTGATCGCATCCATGCCATCCTTGCCGGCAGCCATGGCGGAGCCGATATCCGAGAACACGTCGCTAATCCTCGAGCCCATCGCCTCGGCCGTGAAGAACTGGTCCTTCAATGCGTCGGTCATCTCCTCGAGGTGGTCTTTAAGCCCCTTGGCCTCCTCAGCTGCAAGTCCAAGCCGCTTCGCCTCAAGATCATACAGGGCCGCCCGCTCATCCGCGGTGATCAACCCCTCATGCTCATATGCCGCCATCACGGCCGCATACTCGACCAAGGCCAGTTCTGCGGCCTCCTGGTCGGTGAGCAGCTTCTTGAGCTCCGCCTTGGCGTTCTTCTGATCAGCAGCGAACTTCTTCTGTTTCTCCAGCTCCTCGGAGATCCCGGAATACCTCGAGTACAGATCATCAAGCGCGGACTGCCATTCTCCGGAGTCACCTTCTGCGGGACCTGCGGACCACACCTCATTGATCTTTGAGCTCAGTACAGAGAGCTGCTCCTCCATGGTCTCAATCTGGGTCCGGCCAAAATCGAACGATAGCGGTATGTTCATGGAGAAGTCACTCGCCGAAATATCCCCGAAGAGTGCCTTCATGGCCTGCTCGACCGCAGACGGCTCTACCTTGTTCAGCTCGGCAAGCTCATTCACCTTCTGTTGGATCACCGCGTCATACATCGGGATGCGCTTGCGCGCCTCATCGATCCATGGAGGAGCCTCATATCCTGATTTCTCCCACCACTCCACAGCGGTACGGTCGATCTCCAGACGCTCCTGCAGTGCTGCCAATTCATCAGCTGCAAGCTTCTTCTGTCCCTCGGCGGTCATGGCATACAAGGCTGCAAGCTCGGTGGTTCCCTGCTTTTCCTTGTCAAGCAAGGCGGCTTCCCGATCGGCACGTTCCCTGGCGTTCTGCTCCCTGCTTGCGGCATCGGCCGCTGCCTGTGCCTCGGAGGCTTCTATCTGCTTCTGAATCGCAAGCCGCTCACGCAAAGCCTCGGCGATCGACTGCTGATTCTTTATATAGTTGCCCTGCATGTGCAGGACATTCTTGGACGACGCCTCATCCTCGACGATCTTGAGGGCGACCTCCAGATCCGTGGAGCTCATCTGTGAGATGTACTGGTCCAGGGATCCCTGCAGCTGCTGGAAGTTCAGCTCCCCACTGATCTTTCCCGCTTGGCGCTTGTCCAGGAATCCATCGATGGAAACAAGCAAACCTTGGAACCACCAGGTACCCAGGATGTCCTCGCCGATCGCACCCCACAGTTCCTGCCACACCGTCTTGAATTGGCGCAGGCTACCGCTGGCCGAATCGTTCATGGTCTCGGACAACCCGCCCACCCTTCGGTCGAGCTCGGCCAACAATATCTGTTGGGCTTGGTACACTTCTCCAAGCTCCATAAACTTTCTGATCTGCTGCTCGGTCTCAGCCGTGAGGACCACCCCGCTTTCCCTGAGCTGTTTGATACCCCTGGAGGGATCCTCCATCGCACGGCCAAGCTTTTTGGCTGCGGCGGTAAAATCCTCACCCCAGAGGGAAGCAAGGTCGGCGGACAATTCCAGCGTCCGGGAGAAGACTTCTCCGGAGATATTCTGAAAGACGCTCAACCCTGCAGCGGCGCTGATGATGGTAGCCTCCGCCAACCCGGTGCTCTTGCGCAATTCAGACGCCATTGCCTTGATCTCTGCAGCATTGTAGCCGATCGTGTTTCCGGTAGCCTGGAGGACTCCCTCGAGCCGCATGTAGGAATCGATGTTCTCAGCTCCAAGGCGGACCATCTCCTTGAACAGCTTGATTCCTTCGCGGATGGTGAAATAGCTGGTGATCAGCTGGATGGCATATCGCTTGAGGTTCTCGGTATTCTTGGCGGTACTTTCGGACATTTCATCCGAAGCACCCTTTGATTCATTGGCAGCATCGGCGTATTTGTCCTGCTCGGACGACGCAGCGGCAGCGGCATCGGCAACGTCCTCGTAAGTCTCCGAGGCTTCCTTGGCGGCTGCAGCCACATCCTCGTGAGCCTGACTCGCTTCTCCGGAAGCCTGGGACACGGACTGGGTGGCATCCCGAAGTTCATTCTGGGCATCGGCCAGCTGGCTGGCCACACGGCTTGCTTCGCTGATCTCCGGAGACAGGCGACCGACCTTGGCCGTGGAGGCGTCGGTGGCAATGCCCAGGGCTTCCTGCGCAGCTTTCGCGTCATCGACACTCTTGCGCCAATTCTTGAGGACTTCCTGTGCGTCTGCCTGATCAGCCTGTATGATCAGCTGTAGGATATCGGTAGTGATGGTGGCCATGGCATCTCCTGATACCATGATACAAAAAAGCCCCGATGATTTTTCTCACCGGGACCGGGCGTCGGCCTGTGCCGACTCGTATTCGTTTTCCATTTCAGTAAGCAGATCGATCAGTCCTGCCGTTTCTGCATCCGGACCACCTCCTCCCGGCAGGCCAAACCGCTTCCATTCCCTCCAGATATCAATCGAGTCCCTCAGTTCCCTGGTCGCATATCTGGAAATTTCCTTCCGCTTGATGATCCGACTTCCGCACTTGATGGGCTGGTCGTCATACCAGGAGCTCTTGACGACTCCAATATGTCCGTCAAGCTCTAGGCGGAAGCCGATTCGGAGTTTTTTAGATCTTCCGCAGTCAAGTCATCCTTCCAGATCTCATTCAGGATCTCGTTGAACAGACCGGCCGCCTCGCCTTCGATCTCCACCAGCTGTGCAAGGGACACGACATCCACGGACTTCCCGTTGTCCTCGACGGAGAAACGCTTGATCTTGCAGGGGATCTCCCTAATGGTGCCGTCGATATCGGTATACACCTCGAACCGGACGGACTGGCCATCACCTTCGCTCTGATACAGGTTCTTGCGGAGCGTCCGCCTTTGCCTGGCGTTTGGCTTTTGATACTCGACGACGATCTGTTCCTTCTCCGGCAGCTCCCTGTTCTTGTTGAATGTCGGAACGAACGTCCTTGTCTTCTGCAGCACTATCCTCATGCGCGTTCTCCTTTGCTGGATCCGTTTTTGTAATGACGATTCTCGCCATGCATTCTATCTGTGTGGCCGAAACCCGAACGGATCCCGGCACACACATCATGTTCTGAACAACGTCCCCGTCCTTATCGATGAAATCAACAAGCCCCGGGACCCCAGGCTTCATCCTGGACCTTACCTCAGACATGGCACCTCCTCATTATGCTGCGGGAATGGTGCGCTCGACCTGCTTCCTCCACCCGGCGGTGTAGTTGAAGTTGAAGCCGACCGATCCGTCCTGCGGTGCATCGGTGGTCACACTGGTCACATAGAGCGTCCTGAACAACCAGATCTCCTGCTCTCCCGCAACAGTCGTCTCGCGATAACTGAAGGCGGTCAGCAACGGGGTGCTCTTGCGCGCGACCCTGGTGAGTTTACCGGCTCCATCGTCGATGGTTCGCTCGATGAACCGGGAATCGATCTCACGCTGCCAGTCGGATCCGATTGCGTATAGCCCGCTGATCGAGCCGGTCTCATCGCCGTTGGCATTGTAGGAATACTCCCGCTCCCCGCGCTTGGCCTGGCACTGGGTCGTCTTGTCGAATACGTTGCGCGACACCGAACGGCCGCGATCAGTCACCCAGCAGGCATCCTCATCGTCGAGTACCAGGGGAGTCGCCGTGTCGCCTTCAGCAAGCGGATTGGATGCCAGTTCAGCCCATGCCGCCAGATAGACCACAGTGCCGACCTGAGGATCCTCGCCATCGACAATGCCGGAATCCTTGACTCCATCGAAATTGCTTGCCGCACCAAGTGACTCGATCCGGCAGAAACCACCGGCAAAGGTTGCCGACGTAGAGTCGAGCAGCGTTCCCAGTGTGACAGGATACAGCTTTCCGTCGATCCCATCAGGTTTGTAGATGGTTTGTCCACTCATCTTTGCATCTCCTTCTTGAATTCGAGAACCACGACATGTGGCTCCGCATATGTGTAAGCCCATTGGCGGACTTCACTTTCATAGGTCTCGTTCTGGACGAACTGGCCGCTGTCGTTTTGCACCGACTGGAAAAGGATCCTCAGCACCCCGGCGCTTGTCGGGATTTCCTTCCACCTTCGCCCATCATTGCGGCATGCGCTCCAGATGTCCTGGACTCTCATTGACATGCCGATCACCGCCGGAAGGAACACATCCGGTCCATCCCCGCTGCCGACAACGGACCCCTGGAACCGCAGCTTGTCAAACGCACCGTTCTCCTCGGCACCGGTGAACGTAAGCCTCAGGTGGGGCTCGGCCACAGATACCGGCTGCGGGTCATACATCACCTTTATGCCATACTCGGAGGCCATGTAATCCTGAAACGCATCGAGCATGGTGGATACCTGCTGTTCGTAGGTCATTCCGGAACCCCCATATGACGCCGTGCAAGCGTCATGATCGCCGCTCGGTCATTGGAGTCGATCGACAGAAATGGCCGGGCCGGAATGACAACGCTTTTCTTCAGGACGAACACGACGAACGTCCTTCCTTTCTTTCCTTTCTTCGCGAGCACCACCCCGGAAGAACCCTTCTTGCTCTGGATCCATACACTGTGTCCGCTCGACTTCAGGCCGGACATGACCTGGGACGCCTTGAATCCATAGCGGCGCTGCAGCGTCCGTGTCTTGCTCGATGCAGGAATCCACAACCACTTGCCCTTTGCGGTGATGGTAGCCCCGAAATGGTTGGTCGCAGCCCCCTGGCGGTTTGTCCCGACCGCAACCTGGGAGGCGGTCACATGGGCGGAAATGGAGGACAGCAGCTGCCCGCGATCGCGCAGCGTATTGGATCCGCGCTTCACCGCCACAGTGAGTGGGGCGTTCTCCGGCCCGATGCCGCCGTTGATGCGACGCTGCACCGAGCTGACCATATGGTCCCCGACCTGCCTGAGCAGGGAGGGCATGGCAGCCGGCTTTACGTCCAACAGCTGGGTATGCTTGACCACGATCCTCATTGTCAGCTCCTGTCGTCCGGAAGTTTCGATATGGTGATCGGCTTGATCTTCACCACCGGAAGGGGGTTCTGGACAGCCGCGCCGCCGCTCTGGTACCCCGAGGAATCGACAGCGTCGCCGTAGGCGGCCCGCAGCATCTCCAGGGCGTCCTCGCGCTTGTCCCGCGCGACCTCCTCATTCTCCGCGTAACTGTAGAGCTCATACAAAGCCCGCTTGATGACGATCTCGCGGTTGATCGGCAGCGCGGGGTCGAAGGCTGAGCCTGCGGCTATCACCTTCGCCTCGCACCACATCGTAGCCTTATGGATGGCGCGGAGGGCAATGTCGTCATCACCGCCGGTGAGCACGTTGTAGTTGTATGTCTTGATTTCTGCTTTCAGATCACTGACGGTGACGGCTCCCATTGCTTATTCCTCCACGACCGTGAGCGGCTCGAACCACAGGAAAGCCTTTTCGCTTACCATCGGGAACGGCTTGCTCTCGCTGATGACCCTGATTCCGGAGGGATCGTCGACCTTCACCGTCTTGGAGAAGAAGGGGATGGCCTCGAGGTTCCCGTCCAGATCATCGACCGCACAATAGGTAAGCTCCGGGATGTCCTTCACCCAGGCAACCGCCTTCTTGGCAGCCACTTCCTGCTTGACGACTTCGGCTCCGGAGGAATCGCGGTCGTCATAGGATCCATCGCACAAGGTGAAGATGAATCCGGCCACGTTGATCTCGTTAGCCGTGACAGTCGCGCCCATTCTCTTGGAGTCAGGCAGCGGCGTGATCTTGTTGGCCATAGCCACGAACACTTCCGGAGATACCAGGAATCCGACTTCACCGGATGCACCCTCCTCATTGAGCTTGCGGCGGACCGCAATGGCATCGGTCAGGATGTCGGCGATGGTGGTGCCGCTGGCATCCCACTTCTTGGAAACGGTATAGGACAGGGTTGTCCCGGTACCATAGGTCACCCCGTAGCGGACAAACCCGCTATCGGCCTGCATCTGGTAGTCGATCTTGCCGGTGATAGCCTGGGCGCACAAGGCGTCGCGCGTCTTGTCCGTGGTCTCCATCAGCTTCATGACCATACGGTCGATCTCGGCCGTGACCAATGCCTGGCCGCGGGATCCGCCGTCACCCCACAGGGTGCGCAGATCGTTCATCCTCGCACCGGTGAGCAAGCGGTTCAGCCTGATCGGCATCGGCTCGATCATGGCAATCGAGTTGGTTCCGCCACCGATAGTCAGCGAGGCGCCGCCGCGGGTCACCACGGGAACGCTTCGGATCGTATCGATGTATTCGTCCATGCGCACGAACGGCAGTCCCGTCTGGGTGCGCTTGGAGAAGATCGTGTCGAACACGACAGATCTCCGTTTCTGCTTCCGCTCGATCATCTTGGAGATGGTCTGGACGGTCAGGTAGCCCTGGATGAAAGTCAAGATATCCATAGGATTCTCCTCTGTTGGATCGCGCCGCTAAAGGGTCGCGTAGATTGCGAGATGCGCCAAGGCATCGACTGCAGCCTGGGTGATATCACCGGCGGCAACACCGATGACCAGCGAGCTCTTCAGCACCGTGCCGTGCACCACGACCGACACCACATCCTCGCGGGAGGTATCGGCGGGACGGAGCGCGACGCCAACCACAGCCCTCGCCACCTCGACTTCCGGACTTCCGGACTCCTCGGCGGGTGCAGCATCGAAGGTGACGCTGATGGCGCCGGTCGCATAATCGACAGTACCGGATCCGCCGGTTCCACCGATGACACCGTGTCCGTTGTCCGTCAGCTCAATCTCGCCATGAGCCACCACAATGGAGCCGGGCAGCAGGGGAGCGGCCGCGCTCGTATGGGTGAACACCTTGTTTGTCCCGTTGACCAAGCCGGTCATCTCTTCTCCAGACACGACGGCATACGGGACGATCTTGCCGTCTGAATCCTTGGCCAGCACACAACCCGCGGGGATGATGCCCTGGTCGGACTTCGCTACCATGGGGAAGATCACAGGCGGGTGCCGCCCATCGATCACTTCCTTCGCATCGAGCGTCTGATACTGCGTTCTTGCTTCCATATGATGATCTCCTTCACCGCACCCTCAGTGCGTCAATATTTCTGTGCCAGGGACAGTATATCTACTACCGGCTCCTGGCCTCTTCGCGCATCACTGAAATCATGCCGCCGTGTCAGGTCAGCCCTGCCGGTCGGGATCGACTTCACGATATCCAAAAAACTGCCGACGATCGCATCCTCCTCATCGGAGAAATCCGAGGACTGCCCCAGGTCGCACAGCTTGTCGCTGAACTCCAGGACCTTGTCCATCATCCCCGCCGGAACGACAGCGGAAAGCTCCGCCTTGATCCTGGCACGCTGGGCGCCCTTGTACATTTTCCTTGCGGACTCCATGCGCTTGTCCGAAAAATCGGGGGAAGCTGCAGGAGCAGCCGGTGGATCGGCGGCCGGAGCCGGGCTCGGATCATCCGCATTGCCATCGGCAGGAGGCTCGGCCGGTTCATTCACAGGAGGCTCGGCGGGCGGTTCGGCAGGGGTCTCCGCAGGTTCATTACCAGGCTCGGCAAAGTCCGACTTGTGGAACACAAACGAATCGGCGAAATCCGTACCACCCTCGATGCTCGGCGCCCCGCTGTCGCGCAGTTCCTTGAGGATCTTCAGGTCCCGGATCTTGGGAGGAACCGCACCGAGGAACGCCAGATGGTGCAGGTAGCGCTTCGAGTCACTGCCCCTCTGAGGCATCGAAATGGACCAGCCGTCATAGAAGCCCTGGTCGATCGCCTCTGCAAGCACGATGTCCAGCATCACATCTCCGCTGAGGGTGGCGCTCACACCATCCTCGGATTCCTGCAGCTCCAAGGCGACCACATTGCCGAAGCTCGGCCACCAATCCTTATCCTTGGTCATGTCGTGCCCGATGGAGACGGGCGCACGGCCGTCGAATGTTTCCTTGACCTCGCGCAGATCCTTGAGGGTGATCTCGGCCCCGTCCATTCCGAACTGGCCCACCCGTGCAAGCTCCATGCGCTTGAGCGTCTTTTCCCTTTCCATTGCAAACCCTCCTTGGTTTTGCTCGAATCCCTAGACAATCCCAGCCTATCAAAAACAGCCGGGAAGAAATCCAAAACGCCGGGCAACGGGTTCATCTCGAGCGATTTCCCCCTCCGACAATCCACCCCTGCAGCTAATTTGCCCGCAAAGGCGTTTAACAACGTTGTACAACGGGGGTCTGGGCAAAAGCCGTCCTACGTAAGCTTTGAAGCCGGCGAAGCCGCCAGAGGCCCGTTTTTCGATTCAGAGCAAAGAGGCGATGAAAGCCTCCCTCTCGCCCTGGTCCACCAGATCCCTGAGGTACCGGACATGGTCCATGGTCAGGTACACGATCCTCCCGCCGATATTTACGGCAAGCAGGGATATCTCGCGCCTCGCCGACACATCGACCAGCGCCCTGGCCAAGGCGGCTGCGATCGACGATGCCTTGGATGCGGGGACCTCCAGGTATGCTGATCGAGCCTGCTCGAACAGGCTTCCGATCGACGCCGGCTTCCCGTCGAACCGTGTGAGCGCCCACCGGTCCATCCCGTTCACCCAGGCGTTGCCGTCCGGGGTGAGCTCCACATACCAGCCCTTGTCGTTGGCAAGATCGGCAGCCATCGATGTCGCAGCCGATTTCCCCATGGTATCCGGATAGCGCACACCACCCTTGGAAACCTCCATGGATACCAGCCCGGCTTTCGCCTTGGCAAAGTCCTTGCACACCGTTTGTCCCACCACGCCGTTGAGCTCCTCCTGGATCATGGCCCTGGATATCCTCGCCTGCTGAGCCGGTGTGACGTTCCACAGCGCGTTGTCCTTGATCGGATTATGGCCGAAGGATCCCTGCGCCGGTTTTACATACTCGGGCGACGGAGGGGCAAGCTTGGACAGGTCGTAGCCCACCGCCTCATCGGCATAGATGGCCCGCACGGTACTGCGGCAGTTGTAGTGCAAGGGCGGCCAGTTTGCCTCCCACCACGGATCGTCCGGAGGAAGCACGGTGCCGGTACGCTGGGCGCAGATGTCGGTCTGCCGGGCGTCCTCGATGCCTATGAATTCCAAAAGCGCCGGGGGATTGTTCTTGAACTGCTGGGCGCGTCCGGCATTGTAATCGCTCTGGATGTTGGTCCGGTAGACGGTCTCGTAATACCCCGCCTGCCCGCTGGCCCATCCCGATGCTCCCATGGCGCCATCCAGATCCAGCGACTGTACGAACGGCTCCACCCCCGAGGCATCGCCCTTCAGCTGCGCCAGGTAATGGGTCCTTGCCCGCTCCACCGCATCCAGCTGCGCAAGCCTTCCGACCGTCCATGCCATCGCCCGCAGGGCGTCGCTGACCTGATAGTAGTCGTCACGGGTCAGGGATATCCTTCCCTGGGAAAACGCCACGGCCTCATCAAACGATAGCGGCTTGGGTACCGCATCGGCGAAATCGGAGGACCCCGGAGCGACATGGCTCATGCCGAGCATGAAGGATGCGATCATCACCTCATAGGTGCGGTCGACGATATCCTGATCAACCTCGGGGACAAATTCATTCTGGAGTGTCTTGGCATCGGCCTTGACCGCAGACAGCCAGGTGCCGAGGGTCTTCCCCACAGCCTGCTGGAGAGCGGGGAACGCTGCTTCCTCAAGGTCTATCACCTTGCGGATCTTGTCAGCCTCGTCCATCAGCGTCTTTCCAGGATCAGGACTTTTTTTTTACCTTGGCCGTCATCTGCAAACTCCTCAACCTTCTTCGGCCGCGGATTCTTTCCCGCACTACCCATCATCTCGGTAGCCTGGGCGTCGGTGAGGTTGAACAAAATCTTAAGCTGGGCGAGGCCGCTGTCGCGCGGCAGCTCTCCCATCTCGACAGCCTTCACGATCCAGGTGGCTGCCGTTACCTGGGCGCCGTTCAGTGTGACCCCCGCTCCGGTATCATCTATGGCCAACCCCTCCTTGTTGGGATCGGCTGCAGGGGAAGCAGGGGGAACGTCGGCGGGATCCTGCTTGGAAGGATCCTCGCTCGGTCCAGGTTCTGGATTCTGGGAAGACGAACCGAACGACGGCAGCGGCATGCCCATGCCGTACTGAAGCGGCTGCAGCGGCTTGATGAACGCATCACCGGCGACATCCTCATCAGGCTCGGCGATTCCGTACCGGGAATAGAGCGCCCGCTTGGAGACAGGGATCTGACGGTCGAGCGCCTGACACACCGTGCTGAAGGAGGCATAGTCGCCGGTGTCGATCATGAAGTCGGGCGTATCGGTATCCTTGCCGAAGTTCACCTCGATGGAGATGTCGATCAAGCGCTGCATGGTGTAGGCAAGAGCCCTCGCGTCGTTCTCATATCCAGCCTGCTTGGTCCGTTCCTGTACCGTACCCAAAGCCTGGGTGCCGGTATCCGATGCGTTGGTTGCAAGCGATTGGCCTGTCATGGCATAGGCAATCTGCAGATCGCATGCCTTGATCAGCACATCGAAGTCGGAAACGGCACCGGCCATGGTGAGCTGCTTCAGCTCCTTGACATTGCCCAACGCGCCTCCGGATCCGCTGGTGACCAGGCTCACCGCCTCAGCCACCTCCTCTGCAAGCTGCCGGGACTTGGCCGGGTCGCTGTTCTCGAACAGGGCTGCAAGGGAAGGAACGCTGAACTTCTCAGTAGCGGTCAGCCAATATTGCCAGCCAAGGCGTTTGAACTGCCAAGGCCAGTATGCGCTGCGCATATAGGCCACCCCGTAGGGTTCGTTGTAGGAATCTCCCTCCACCCGGTGCACGATCCACTTGTACGGCTGGTCGAGCAGCTGGTCGCCCCAACCGACATACCACATCTCGCCCTCATCGTTGAACCGGTAGTTGTTGATATTGTGGCCCTTCAGGCTGTCGATGTACAGCCATCCATCGGAGTCGCGCTGCCACAGGATCTCCGCCGGGCGGAACCCATACTTGAGCGCCCCGGTGAGCAGATACCAGGCGAACTTGCGCATGCGCTGCTCGGTCAGGTACTGGTCGCGGTATTCGTTGATCCGCTTGTCCTCGGTGTCGGTGATGTATACCGGCAGGTTCGTGGTACCGTTGCGCCGGTCGAGGAACAGGCTCCCGATGCGTGAATCGGCAAGCATGTCGTCATAGGTGAGCAACCCGCGCGGTGTCCTCACGATCATGTCGTCCGGGTTGGGAAGGTATCGGAACACCAGCGAATCGCGGATGATCCTCAGCTGGTCAAGTTTCTTGGTCTCATCTGCCATACATGTATCTCCTCATCATTTCCTTCATCCTATTGGCCTTTTTCTGCGCGGCAGCACCCACCGGGGTAGCCGGACCGGCGGCGGGAATCACGCTGTAATAGACTGCGTCCGGAATACCGTCGTTCACGCCCTTGGTGGGGAACGCCTGAAGCCTGGACATCTCATCGGTCGGCCGCAAGGTTTCGTTGAACCGGATGATACCGGACTGCACATGGGGCTGGTACTGCATGCACCGCTTCTTCTTGGACGATCCGCCCGGCTTCGCCCCGGCCAACGGCAGCATGATTCCAAGATCCATCGCCTTCTCCAGGAGGAACTGCTTATAGAACCGCTGGAAAGCCACCTCCTCGAAGTAGATGGTCTCCGGATTCCACATCTCATACATGAGCACAAGCTGCTCGAAAAGATCCATATGGGTACCGTATGGCTTGGACCACCAGGCGAGCACATATTTCATCTTGCGCACCAGGTCATGGGCGGTGACCGCTATGGCTGCGTCATCGGATCCCTCGGCGTTCGGATCCACGCCCATGATCACCTTCATCTTGGTGAAGTCTATGTCCTTGATATCGAAATACTGGAACCATGCCGGGTCGAATATGCGCCCTTCGGAGTTCACCGACAAGGACAGATATTCTACGTCATACACCAGCTCGCCCACATCGGCACGCTTTCGCTCAAGGTCCGCATGGGTCCACCGGCTTTCCCACAGCGGGGTGCCGTCCTCCAGCTGCGCGCTGAAGCGAAGGGCCAGGAATCCCTGCAGCTTTCCGGTGAGCACCTCATCCTGCAGCATGGTGATCGGGTCGTGGTCATTGAAATGGGTATTGACCATGACGATGAAGGAATCCTTGCCCAGGTTGAACGCGGTCCGCTTGATCCATCCATACGCCTTGGCGCATTGGTCCGGACTGTCGGCCTCAGCGTCCTTGAGCAGGTCGTCTATGACCACCAGATCGGGACGCGACTCATGATGGCGCAAGCCGCGGGCCGAAGCCCCCTTGCCCTTGCCGATCATCGCCACCCCGTTGGCCAGCACAATCTTCCCGGCACCCCATTGGGGTCCCCGCATCTCGCCGAAGTCCTTGGCCAGCAGCTCATTGTCATCCACCTCATGCTTGATGTTTTCCAGGAATCCCTTGGCATCGTCGTCGGTGGCACCGAAGAGCGCAATGAAACGCCTCTTGGCATATAGGGCGCACCACAATGGATAGGCCAAGGTCATGCGGACCGACTTACCATGGTCGCGCGGCTCCATGTCGATGATCCCACGCAGCCCCTCGGTGGCGCGCACATACTTGCGGTACGGCTCTCGGGTCCACCTACGAAGGTTCATGGCAGCATCGGCATCCACCCGGCCTTCGGTGATCACCTTGTAGATCGCCAGCTGGTAGGGAGCCGGGGACTTGGTGAAATAGTGGGACAGGTAGGTATTGCAGAAGTATTGGAAATCACCCTCTGCCCGCGCCTTGCGCAGGTCGCTTTCCCTGCGATCGGCGGTTGGCCGCCCGGCAATCTCCACCAACAGGTCATTCATTCCTTGGCCTCCAAGGTGGTCACAATCCCCATGATCCTGTCAAGAACGTCAGGGTGCTTCTTCAGCTCCGCCTGCAGACGCGACACCAGATCCTTCTTGGCCTTGTTGTAGCCGTTCTGGAAGCTCAGGCGCTGTTTGGCTATCCTAGTCTGGGCGTCAGCCAACCGGTTTACCGCCACGATCAGGTCGGTGGGATCATCGAAGGTGAGGCTGTCGATCGATTGCACAAAATCGAATACCTGCTTGGTCAACAGGCTGGTGGTGATCTCGACAACATCCGTATTGGGGTTGTCGCGCACCGTGTCTATGAGCACGCGCGCCTCGGTGGCCGCCTTGGTATACTGGGCGGCAACGCTTTTGGAGGTCTTCAGAGACCGCCTGATGGCCTCACGCGAGATGTCATATCCCTCCTCGCGCAGCACATCCTCGATCTCCTGGACCGACTTCTTGTCAGCCTCGTACATCTCGACAATCCGCTCGATGATCCCCATCAGATCGGCCTTGGATCTCCGTCCCATGCTAGACCTCCTTCTCGACAAGCACACCAGGGTCGGTGGTGGTTCCCTCGACCACATCCATGCCATTGCTGGTGGCGCGGTACATGCGCACCTTCTTGGTGGGGCGTGCCGGGTGGGGATTCTCCTCCTTGTCAACATAGCCGCGGTCTGCCAGATAGGCGAGCGCCTTGAGGATGTCCGAATACTCGTAGTATTCGTACTTGATCTGCGCGATGGACAGCTCCTCCACGCGCTCGGGGTAGACCTCCACCAGGAACATCAGGATGCTGCCGCGCAGCACCGCATGCCTGGACGGGGTGACAATCTTGGAACCACTCATGTATTCCTCTCCCTTATATCCTTGATCTGGTCGATTCTCTGGTTCAGGTGGAGATACTCCTGCCTCCAGCCGCCCACGGCCTTGTACAGATCCTCCTTGGATGCATAGCGCGTCTCGATGTAGGAGATACGCACCTCCTGCTTCGTTATCAATTCCTCGATCCTGGCATCACGCTCATCACTTCGCACGCGGGCTTCGGCCATCTGGCGCGTAAACGCCTCGCTTTGGTTGGTGATCGACTTCGCCAGGGTCTTCACGGTGAAGATGAGAATGCCGATTCCGACTCCTATGGCAAGGATCAGCACGATCAGGGTGATGGTCGGACCAAGCCCGGAGGCAAGTCCGAAGATGGTAGACAGTTCCATCAGCGCCCTCCTAATTCACCAGAGCCAGCACCAGCGCCGTCAGCGCCGCCGCGGCTGTCGCCCCGATCCCCAGCTTCAGCCAGGTGTTCTCCCGCCTCAGCGCCGCCATCTCCCGATCCGACTCTTCTGCGAAGTTCGAGAAGGAGCTGCTCAAGGCGGTCACGGTCCCGCTTGTCCTGCTCAAGTCCAGCGACCACCGGTTGTAATTGCTCGCCAGAATCCTCAAGTCCTGCGGCGATATGCTCAAGGTCTGCTGCACCTGCGGCAACACCTGCTGCTGCAGCTGCGACCTGCTCTCCTGCCGTTCCAAGATCTGCTGCATCTCCGCCACTATTTCCTGGTCGGTCATGGTCGCCGGATCCGGCAGACTTTCTGCCCGCAAGGAACACGGCAACAACAAGAACAGCAAGAGCAAGCCAACCGAGATGATGCTTCTTGCACCAGAGGATGAATTTCTCAAATGTGTTTTTCGGCTCGAGCTCCACATCGCTACTCCTTCTTGCGGGTCGTGTCATACAAACCCATGGCACTGAAGGCGGCGATGGAGCCCTGGACGATACCGGTGATCACCACCGAGTCCAGCACCATGCGCCAGCCGGTGTACGGGGTGGCGATGAATCCATAGACGGTCGCCACGGCGATCGACGTGCATAGCAGCAAAATGGGGATGAGTCTTCCGGTGGAACCGTCGGAGCGTTTCTTCAGACTGGGCTTGATGGCCTTTCCCATGCCGATCAGCAGGGGGATGAGCACCAGCAGTTGCGGCTTGATATATGCGTCCATAATGGTATCTCCTATCATGGACATGCTATCAAACATACCGTTGCAAAAATCCAATGCCCGTTTAACAGGGTTCGGAAATGGCGGGGATTCCGGCGAAATCTGAAAGAAAATACATAAAAAAGCCCCAGCGGTGGAGCCGACTGGAGCAAGGCGGAAGAGCACGGATTAGAGGATGCGCTTCGATAGAATCATAATATCAAACGGGAAGGGGTCAAGTAAACCCCCGCAAATCATTCTGTTGCGTGCAGCGTTGATTCGGCTGCTATGACATGGTCGACGCCATCCACGGTTACGGTGATCGGCGCATCATTGGGATTGTAGATGTCGATCGGCAGGTACTGGATTGTCTCCAGGTACAGATTGCCTTTTATGGCAAAGATGTTGGGAGACTCGATCAACACCGGGTAATGGACCACCAGGTCGACGACACCGGCGGCAGGCTGGGAATATCCCTTGCGCAGCTGTCCGGTGAAATTGTATGAGGTGATCAGCCTGACGATCTCGGTCATGTCCTCGCGGTACAGCACAGCCTCATAGGTACGCCACTCGAAGTCTCCCTTGGAATAGGTGAGCATGATGCGCTTGGCCTCAGGATAGACCGTGGCAGACTTCACCCAGACTATAGTGTCTGGCTTATTGCCCTCGGTGGTGACCACCTGCTTATAGAGCGCCTCGGCCTGCACGTAATAGATCCGTTCATCCTCCATCACGCACCCGCCAAGCATGAGCATGAGTGCGAGCAGGGCCGGAAGCAATGCGATTCTTTTCATCGTCGATTCTCCTCTCTACATTATTATATATGGACGGGTGCAAGCTACCTTGAACGGATAGGATCCCCGGAGGCATCCACAGGATCGGGGCGCTTTTTTGAAACCGGCTGGTCGCCCGTAATCATCTCAAGCTGCTTGAGTATGGCCCGAAGGTAATCACGCAGGGTGGCCCCGACAAATACCATCATGCCGGTCATGAACAGAACGATGGTCACCGGCCACAAGGCGACCGCCAGGAACACGAATGAAACCAGTATCATCAAAGCTCCAACTACTGCCATAGACATCTCCTCTTATACCTTATTATATATAGGCTCAATACGGATGCTTATGAAACCATCCGATCACCTTGCCAAGCACCACCACCCTTTCAGACGCTACGGTCCTCGGGGCATAGCGGTCATTCTCGCTGATGATCGTGACGCTGCTGTCGAACGGGTCGAAGGAAAGCCGCTTGATATAGACCTCTCCATCCACGTTGATCACATACACCCCGTCCTGGGAAACAACCTTCTTGGCAAAGAACGCGACATCGCCGTCAAATAGCATCAGGCCGGTCATGCTGTCACCCCGCACCTCGGCGGCCCCGATATCCTCCAGCTTGTAGCCGTTGATCAGTATATTGGGAATGGGGACCATTCGGCGGATGGCATCCTCGGACAAATACTCCTGGCCCGGTCCGGCAGACAAGCGCTGATGGATCAGCGGGACCAAAACGAAATCATCTGTACTCTTCACCGGCACGGATCCACCCCGCGGGGTAATGAACGTCGCAACAGGGTTCTGATCAGATTCTCCGGTCCCAGCCCCGGGGAAAACGAACATATCCCCCTGCCCGGTGATAAGCCAATTCATATCAACCCCCAACTCTGCTAATTGTTGTTTCAAATCATCTGGAATAGACCTTCCACCTTTCTCGTATTGGGCATATGTACTTTGTGGAAGATTGAATCTAATTGCGAATTTCGCTTGTGATTCATCGTGATATTCACGTATCAATTTCAATCTACAATTAATTTCCATAATTATCTCACTTTTCACTTGACCGCAAGTGAGATATGGGATAATCTCAAATTACGGTTAACACCTGTGAACTGACTTAAGTCTATCGCAAAAGAGGATAGCGCGCAAGGAGATTTCAGCATGGCGGAAAAAACGGAAAAGAAAGACCTGGTCAAGGCGATGGAACCATGGACCTACGAGCGGGCCGTGGAGATCGTGAGGACCAAGTTCAAGACCTGGCACAAGCTCACCGTGGAGCTTGCCAGGGAACTACACTCAGCTCGTGAGGCATTGACTAATTCCGGCTTCAGGTCGGATCTAACCTCGTCTCAAAATGAGACGAGGTTCCATACGTTCGAAGAGTTTTTGGAGGCTGTGAGTATTCCAAAACAAACAGCCTATCGGTGGCTTGCCTTGTACGACCCCAAGGAAGACCGGCTGCTGGACATGGACGAATTCAAGGCACGCAAGGTGCTGGAGTTCGAGGGCCTGATCAAGATCCTGCGCAATACCAAGAACGTCGGCCGCGACTGGCGCCCCGAGGGATGGAGCGCCGAGTGCGAACGGTATTACCAGAGGCTCCTGCTGGAG